GCAATATTTCTTTCAATTTGCTCGTTGAGTTTTTCTTCCATTTCATCAAGTTTATCTACCATACTCTCGATTACATCATATTTCTCTTCAGGGATTGATACATAATGATCTTCAAAAAGACCTCTCATTCCTTGAAGGAATGATTCGGTCATTTCAGTTTTAAGACCTTGCTCAATTGCAAGGGCATTATCTGAAACCCACTCATCGGCAACATACTCAAGATAAGCATCAACTCTTTCGATGAGTCCTTGCTTAATAATTTCAACTTCTTCGATAAGTGCATTTTCATAGGTTTCTTGAATCTGCTCTTTGATTTCAGATACTTTTGATCTGATAGCAGTTTCAAAAATAGTTTTTGCTTTCTCTTGGAATTCCTCAGAAAGTTCCTCACCAGCAAGAAGAGCATTGACATCTTCTTCGATGTCATACCCCTCTTCTACTTCATCATCTTCTTCGGATTCTTCTAAAGAATCTGCATTCTCTTCTTCTTCCTCTGCGGCTTCTAAAATTGCCTCATCTTCATCATACTCAGCATCTTCTTTTGTCATCGTGCTTCTCATAGGATCTGCAGCTGCAGCCTTAGCATTAACAACATTCTTGACTTGTTGAAGAGTTGCTGAAGGGTCTTTAAGTTTTGCTGTACCATCAGGTTGATTTGTATAATCTTCTGGAGTAGGTCCACCCAAATCTTCCCATGCACCAGTTTGTCCAGGAGCAATTCCAGTGGACAACTTTTGCATTGGTTCAGCGGATGCAGCTCCTTTGGTTACTACGTTTTCCATTTCTTGTAAATTGCTACCAACGGACATTTTAGATCTTTGTGTATAATCTATATTTATTTATAATTTAAAGATTTGATAAAAAATCTTGGAATAGATGAACCTTGTGCTCATCTAATCTTTTTTGATCAACTAAAGTGTTGATTCTTTTTTGAGTTTTGGATGCAAGTTGTTCTTTAAGAATTCCTCCATCCCAAACCCACTCTTTTCCTTCCATAATTCCCTGAACAAAAGCATCAGGAGCAGAAGGATCTGCAACAATATCAGCAGCTGTTGCGAGCATAAAATCTGGACCAACTACCTTATGACCTTCATTAGTCATTTGAAGCGATCCAACACCACGAGAAGAAACTCCAAGACAAACACCTTCACCAATAAGTGCTTTGGCAATTTTGCCCATTGGGGTTTCTAGAAGTTGTGCTCTACCTTTAATATTTCTTCCCTCACGAATAAGAGATGTAATCATATGAGAAACTCGGTCAAGATTGACGGTAGGACCATCGGGATGACCAAGTTCTCCAAGAGCACGGCCTTTACAAACAAATGCCTCATTGTAACGATTTACTTCTTTCATCAAAGTTTCCATTGGATACATTCTGCCGTTACGATTGCAGATATCCCCTTGAAGAAAAATGCCTTCGATGAACATTTTCTTTTCAGCACCCTTACCTTCGGTGATGAATTTGACTTTTTGTACTTCTTCTGTGATGAGTTTCATTTTTATTCGGAAACTAATTGAACTATTTCTGTAATACTTAGATTTGTATTTGTCCCATCTGCAAGAGCAGATACCTTTACGCTTCTTGCAAGAGTTGCACTGGTCACAGCAACTCCAGCAATAGAAGTACTATTATAATTAATAATTACTGAAGAATCTGTCCTATCAGAAATCAAAGCATGATTAGTGTTAATTCCTGTAGGATATGCATTTTCAATTCCTACATAATCACCAACTATAAAGGGATTTCCACAATTTTCTCCAAAAGTGACAAGAGTAGTAGATCCAGTAGTAATTCCCGAGATTTGTTGTCTAGCAATTCGTTCTTTTAAAACTTCCGAAGTGTATGGTGGAAGATAAAATGAATTAACTGTAGCAACTGGATTACCACCACTTTCAGCATATACACCAGTTAGTCCAGTAGATACTCTGAGATACCCACTTTTAAGAGCAATTGGATTGCTAGTGGCAGCTGTAGAAACAGTTGGAGAAATTCTGTTTACATTTTGAACAATTTTTGTTGCCATTATTCCTCATCCTCGGTATAGTCCTCATCATTTTCTCCACCAAATAATGATGAGGCGACATATGGTTTCGCCCCCTCAATTCTTTCAGATGCCTTAGCAAATAATAAATCTTTGATTTTATCACTAACTTCAGATGGTGCAGAATCTGTAGCGATCAAATCTATAAGCTCTTCCATGAAAATTTAATATAGTATTATAATGATTATTTATATCTCCGCTTTTTTAACTTCCTTAGGAGATGGCACCGGAGGTGGTAATGGTGCCTCTAATTGTTGATCAATACCTTGATCCTGAGACATTTGATCTATTGGTTGACCGGTGGCAGGATCAATTCCTGATTGATCTGGAGGTGGTAAAGGTTCTCCAGTAATTGGATCTACTGCTGATGGATCTGGAATAATACCTTTTTTAATTTCCGACTTAATCTGCTTATCAATCTCAATAATTTCAGAATCAGTTTGACGAAGTACTTTCCTACGAACATATTCTTGTGAATAATATTTTCCAATATAAGGTTCGATAGTTGCAAGAATTCCAAGTCTTTCACTAATCAATTCGGATTCTTTTAATTCTGCAAATTGATTATCATATAAGAAATCATACTGAATATGATCGCTCATTTCATCCCAATCTTCTGGTGTGACAATATTCTTCAAAACTAATTGAGTTTTGAGCATATCACCAAATAAATTAGCAAATCTTTTTCTTAAACGACCAACAAATTTAGAGAATTTTAGTTCATCTCTAAGAATTTCTGATGATCTACCAAGATTGAATCCATCTCCACTACCAGTTATTCTAGATTCTGGAACACATAGTGCTCTATAAAGTTTCTTTTGGAAATATTCAATATCAGAAAGTTCCCCCAAATTTTGTCCACCTGGAAGTGTTGTAATCTCAGTTCCTCTACCACCTTCACGGCGAGGTAACCAAAAATCTTCCATCATAGACATAAATTTGCGATCATCTCTTACTTCTCCAGTAGAAGCATCGTAAATTAATTTATTTCTATAACGAGACATAACTTCCTTGAGGTACTGCTCCGCCTTTACCTTAGGAAGGTTGCCAACATCAATATAAAAAATTCTTCTTTCTGGTGCGCGAGATAGTCTATAAATGACCAAAGAATCCTCAATCATTCTCAATTGATTAAGTGCTTTAATTGCTTTATGAAGATATGAAAGGATCGTTCCTTTATTTCTATCGACTAAACCGGAAGTCACATATGTGACTGAATCCTTTGCAATTTTGATTTGCTTCTGAGATCCTCCACTAGAAAATGACCCTGCCGCATATTGTGGATTTGGAGAGTATAAAAAATATTCTTCAATTTCTGGAAAAAATACTTTATCAGTCTCTTGTATTGCGTTTACATTAATTAAAGATTGTCTATTTTTTTTCTTTTCTTGACGAACAAATTTCATCTTCATAGGATCAATATATCTCAGATCCTGAATACCTTCTTGAGGTTTTTTAATATCAATTACTTTGAGATAATATAACTTTCCATCTACATACCAGTTTCTAAAAATCTCATGAGATTTTCTATCAAAATCCAAGAGTTCTTTGATATATTTAAATTCTTCTCTAATTTTATCCTTTAATTTATCACTTGCATTGAGATTGGATAATTCAATTTCAACAGGAGAATCATAAAGGTCGCTTACAATTGCTTCATTGACTACATCTTCAATGGCATTATCACACTCTGGATGTAATGCCATTTCACGATATCTTTTGATCAGATCAAATTCAGTTCTATAAACACCTTCAATATCTAAATACTGACCATAAAATCCGCTTGAAATAAAATTGTCTACCCCGTCGTCATTGTTGGGTGGAACGGGGGAGACAATAGATTTAGATTTTAATTTATCATTAGAATCATCAATTGAAAATCCAAAAAGTTTTGCCATCTTATAAGTTTAATCCGTATGCTCTATTTAGTTGATGTCTTCGCCACCAGCATTGGCACCATTGCCTTTAATTGCTTCCCACCATTGGACTTGGAATTCGCAAGTAAAGTCTTCAACTGCATCAGTGGTATCATAAGAAAGTGCAATTGTCCCAAGATTTGTTGGGAAAATATCATACATGTGATATGCTCTGAGTGCAGAACCATCACGATCTAATTGATACACAAAAGCATCTGCCTGATAAAGTGCTGGATCAGTAACACCAGTTGCATCGGAAACTCTGTTAATTGAATTAACCCACTTTTCGAGAGCAGAACGAATTGAGAAATCAGTGTCATTGATAACTGTAACTGTCCAACTTTCGAAAGTTCTATCACCAGCAATTTTTAAAATTCTTCCTCTAAATGGAACATTAACGGGACCAATAGTAGATGCTGGAAGAGCAGCTGCTTTAACTAAGAATCTAATTTTATCTAAAGTATTTGTATCTGTTGGAGCAGATGCTGGGAATGATAATACTACTTCAAAAAGATTAGCACGAGCACCACCACCAGAGAGTTTACTCTTGAAGTCGGTAATCTTCCTTAAAGGAGGTGGATTTAATTGATTTCTGGTTGCCATAGTTGTTTACCTCTTTTTTAATTAGAATTGACCGATTACTTCATCAAATGAAACGCCAGTTCTGGTGGCAACAAAAGTAAGACCAATGAAGTTAATTGATCTTGCAGGTTTGATATAAATGTCAGCAACGAATTCGTTGTTGTCAATCACGGCAGCAGTATTATTTGTCTCATCACAAACAACGACATAATCAAAGACTCCCCTCTTTGCCTGAACATCGCGGAGGAAAGGTTCAACAATATTTACAAAGTTTGTTCTCGTAATTTCGTCGTTGAATTCGAAGAGTTGATCTTTAGCAGCAGTAGAAATTGCAGTCTCTAAGTAAATAAAGAGACGGCGAACATTGATTCTATCAAATGCTGATGCCTTACCATATCCAGTCTTATCACCAAATAAGATAATTCCGGCACCTGGTGAGAAGATCACTGGATTGATTCTACTCGAATAAAGACGATCTCTCTGAGATTTAGATGGATTATAAGCAAGTTTCACCGCATTTAGAATTGCTCCTCTTGAAGTTCCTGCTGGCGAATACCATGGGAAGTTATTGATGTCATTACGAGCACATGTGCCAGCAATATCACCATTCAGAGGTACATATCTGAAAGTATCGGAGAATCTATCATACATGTACTTATAACCACTATCAAACACTGCATAAGTTGAAGATGGGATAGGTCCATAGAACTCAAGAACTTTATCAGTAATATCTTCTGGAGTTCTGACTGTCACTAGATTTTGATCTGAAGTATCTGTAAGAGCAGCACCTCTATATGGTGAAATAAATGCGATTGCATCTTTTCTCAGTTCAGCAACCGTAATAAGTTGTTGTGCAAGTGCCTGAGCATCACCGATTGC